CGGGTCGGTCAGGATCACGACGCGCGGGTAGGAGTCAGCGGAGAGCGTCGGTTCGCTCCCGTCCCAGATGTCTTCCCAGGAGTACGCCCAGTCCCCGGAGACGAGCCAGTTGGCCGCCTCGTCGTACGTGGGGAACGGCCCGATGACCTCCCAGGCGCCGAGCAGGGCTAGCCAGGTCACGTCGCCTCCTCCGGGTAGCGGAGCCTGATCCCGGTCAGCTCGTAGCCCTGAGCGTCGGCTTCCGGGGAGGAGCGGCCGTAGGCGGGAGCGGCCCGGCCGGTCGGGGCGTATTCCACGACCTCGTGGGTGTAGCGGCAGGCGCCGAACTTCTCGATGGCGGCGAGGACGCGCTCCGCTTCCGCCCGGGTCTTGACCGGCGGCGTGGAGAAGTCCTCGCAGCGGACGCACCAGCGGGCGGTCACCGGAGGTCCGCCGCGGTGCCGTAGTAGTAGGCGTCCTGGGCCAGCTCGACCGGCTGCCGGTCGTGGAGCACCCGCTCAATCAGCGTCACCGGGCGCCAGCAGCGCAGCGCCCGAAAGCGCCGTAGTTCGGCGGTCAGTTCCGCCGTAGTCATCTCGGCGTATCCGGCGGCGTCCATCAGGCGGGCCGATCCGCGATCCCGGGCAGGTACATCCGCAGGTCTTCCGGGCGGATGGTCCGCTCGAAGGTGTGACGGCGGACGGTCCCGGCGGAGCCGCAGCCGTCGATGATGGCCTGCGCCTCGGCGGCGGTCGAGTAGTTCGTCCAGCGGGAGCCGCGCTCCCAGACGATCTCGAAGGATTCGTAGGTGCGGATGATGGAGGACATGGGGTCCCCTTTCGGAGTGGAGTTGGAGGAGGTCATGCGTGGATGCCCCGGTGGGTCCGGATGGCGGTCCCGGCGTAAACCTCGTCCCAAGCAGCGGCGATCGTGAAGCCGTGCTCGTAGTGGAGGTGGTAGGCCAGCTCCGTCGTGTCTTCCTCCGTGAAGTTCTGGAAGGGGTGCGGGGCCATGCCTCCACTCTAACCTAACCTAGGTTAGCTGTCCACCCGTCGTGACCAGGCGTTCTCTAGTTCTTTCCGCCAGCCGCCGACTAGAGCGTCCCAGGAGTGGATCTCCGCCCAGCGGCGCGAGCGGCGCTGCTGCTGGCGGACGACGTCAGGGTGAAGAGCCAGGTAGGAGAGCGCGGCGGCGATCTGGACCGGGTCAGCGTTCGCGATCGGGACCCGGCCGGAGCCGGTATCGAAGTGGGAGCCCGGGGAGGATTGGACGCCGAGGACTTCGTAGTAGTCCCCGGGGGAGACGTCGAGCGCGACGACGGCGAGTCCGGCCGCTTTCGCTTCCTGGATGGGGAGGCAGAGACCTCCGAAGCGGCGGGGCATCACGAGAGCGTGGAAGCTGTCGTAGAGATCCCAGTAGTTCGCTGTGGCGTCCATCCGGAGCGCGCCCGGTCCTAGAGCCGGGTTCGGGTCCTGCGAGATGACGGTGACCTCCACGAGCCCCGGGTCGAGGTGGGCCATCGTGGCGGCGACGAGCTTGGTGCCGTTCCGGTCGGCGTAAGCCTGATGCCCGGCGACGTGAACGACGCGGAGCGGCGGCGACTCATAGAGCCCGTTCGGGTACGGCCACCGTTCGATCGCGACCGGGTAGGGCACGAGGACGGGTGGGGGTCCTCCGGTGAACCAGGCGACCTCCTCAGCGCGCCAGGGCGTCGGGAGCCAGACCTGCGTCGCGGACGTCGCCTCCTCCGTCCGGTGCAGCTCCGGGTTCGTGTGAACGACCGTCGCGACGTTGTGCTCGGCGGCGAGCGTGTAGACCTCCGGGTAGTAGGCGGTCTCGACTAGGTAGATGACGTCAACGAAGTCGAGGAACGCGTGGACGGTGGGGAGGTCGAACGTGTAGTCGCGGCCCCATTCGACGTGGAACTGGTGGAACCCGTCGAAGCGTTCCCAGTGGTTCGGGAAGCCCTGCCCGTAGACGCCCATCCCGACGCAGAGGAGCGCGGCCGGGTCGAGATGCCGGGCTGCTTCCCACGTCTGGATGCCGATGCCCCGGTCCTCTCCCCGGGCGATGATCCCGATTCTCATGCTCCGTACCGGCGCCAGTGGATCAGGCCGCCCATCTTCGGTTGTCCGAGCGCCTCCACTTTCCCGTCGGCCGCGAGGACGGCGAGCATCCGTCCCCAGTCCTCCGTCCGGTCTCCGCCGAACCCGGCTCCGGAGTGCCACTCCATCACGATCCGATCGGCCCGGCGGAGCTGCCCGGAGGAGACCGCCTCGAACAGGTCGTATTCGCATCCCTCACAGTCGATCTTGACGAAGAGCCCTACCCCAGCCCGGGCGAGCGCTTCGTCTACGTGGCGGGCCGTGACGGACCTCTCCGGCCCTGTTAGATCCTCCGGAGGTTCGACAACCTTCACGGAGCCCTGCTCGTTCGTGATCCAGACCTCTCCGCTCTGAGCCCAGACCGCTTCCGCGACGACTACGACCGCTCCGGCGCGCGGGTTCATCGCGAGGTTGGCGCGCAGCTCCTCCAAGTTCCGGGGGTCCGGCTCATACGCCCAAACCTGCTTCGCTCCCGCGAGCGCGGCCCAGATGGAGAAGTCCCCGACGTTCGCGCCGATATCGAGCACGGTCCGGCCGATCATCTCCTCCCGGAGGAAGCCGTACTGGTTCTGCCGCCACGTCTCCTCGAACACGATGCCGTCCCCGGCCCGGCGGACCTCGAAGTTGCCGACGACGCCTTGGTTCCCGAGGGTCAGCGGCCCGACCCAGTCGGAGAGATCCCCGCGCGCCGCTACAAGCTTGCGGACGGATTCCATTCGGTGCTCGTACAGGTCCCGGGAGAGGACGCGCGCCCGTCCGGCGGCCGCTACCTTCCGGCGGTCGATCTCGTTGGCGAGCGCCTTCTCGATCTCCACGAACAGCGCGTCGAAGTCCCAGAGCGGATAGGTGGTCAGCTCCTCCGGGGAGTACCAGTCGCGGAGCCCGTCCACGTCCGGGTGGATGAGGAAACCTCCCCGGCCGAGCGTCTCCGGGATGCGATCCGACCAGTAGTTCGCCGGGCTCCCAGCGAGGCAGGAATCCCCGACCACAACCCGGGCCGTGGCGTAGAGGTCCGCTAGATCCTGACCCCGGAAGTTGCAACAGAACGGACGGAACCGACCCGGGTAGCGATCGAGGAGCCGCTCGATGAGCTGCCGCCGGTAGGGCCAGTCATCCGGGTGGTAGTTCTGCCAGGAGCCGACGAACACGACGTCGTAGTCGAACTCCTCCCGGAACACGCCTTCGCGTTCCGCTTCGGAGCGGGCGACTCCGGGCGGCATCCAGACGTGAGTCATTCCCCGGTCCTGCCACGCCTGGGCGTGCCCACCGTCGGCGGTGACGAGGAGATCCTGACCGAAGAACGGCTCGTGCCCGAGGGACGATTCCCGTTCCAGGCCGATCCACCGGTCTAGGTGGTAGCCGACCGTCGTGACGTCACGCTCACGCCAATGCTTCACCCAGTTCGTTCCGCGCTCCGGCGCCAGCCCGTACGTGTGCGTCCAGAGAGCGAACTCCGGGTCGTACTCCGCCAGCGCGTCGACGGCACCCTTGGCGTCCCACGCCGCGGTGTCGTCCTCCTGGATCGGGATGACGTTCATCCCGAGAGTGATGAGCGCCTCCCGGACGTGGTTCTCCGTCGAGTGGGGAGCGCGGAAGTTGCCGACGTACGGGACGGTGCGGGCCATCCGCCCACCCTAAACGGCGTTAGGGCGGGCGGACTGGGATCAGACGGTCTCTAGGAGCGTGGCCTTGGTGGGCCGCTTGAAGAAGCCGAAGGACTCGTCCTTAGCGGACCGCTCGACGGTCGCTGTGAACGTGACGTTGTCGCCGCGCTCGACGGTGAGAGCGGACGGGACGGAACCGAAGATCCGGTAGACCCCGTTGAGGGTGTCGACCTTGACCAGCATCTTCAGCGTGGAGCCGTAGTCCGAGTCGACCCACTTGGTGGAGAGGACTTCTCCGGTGATCTGGTAGCGGCCTTCGGGGACGGGGATGGTGATCTCCTCCGCCTCGGCGGCGTCCTTGGCTGCCCGCTCCCGAGCCTTCGCCACGACCCCGATGACGGCGGCGACTTGGCGCTCAGAGCCGTTCCCGTACTGCCGGACCCGGCGGCGGACGTCCGAGACGAAGCTGTTAGTGCGGGCGGCCGTGACGTACTCGTCGGCGTCGATGGTCTCGAACTCGGCGTCCGAGCAGAGGAGCGCACGCCCGACCGGGTCTAGACCGGAGAGGAACTCGTTGTAGGCGGCGAGGAGGCGCTGGGCCAGCCGGTCGAGCTGGGCGGCCTTCCGGAGCTGCTGGAAGTCGGCGGTCGCCCGGCCGAACCGGTTGTCGAGGCAGGTTTCCCCGACCACGATCGTGTAGCCGGTCGGGTCGTGGCGGAGCCAGGCGGCGTAGCGGATCCAGGCGCCGCAGTGGTGGCATTGGCCGTAGCCGCGGTCGGCGGTGGCGGGATCGAGGTTGGAGAGGACCCGGAGGAACGCCTGGCCGTCTTCGGTCTCGTTCAGCCGGAGAGCCCAGGGGGAGTCGAGGTCGGCGGCGTAGAGGTAGCTGTAGTCCTCGGTGGTGAGGTTCGTCGGGGAGTGGGCGTCGGTCCGTGTCGTCATACACTCAGACTAACCTAAGGGCGGTTAGCTGTCCATCCCCGATGACCAGGGGTTAGGGCTGATCTCTGCGGAGGGACGCGACCATGCCGGGGGTGATGACGTCGGCGTGGGCTCCGGTACGGGCGCGCCGGTCGGAGGAGATCCACAGGTCGATCTCCGGGAGTCCGGTCAGGCCGTCCTTGAACACCTGGAACGAATCGAGGACCGCGAGGGTGACCCCCTGGCGGGTGATGGACGTGATCCGCTGCGGGAGACGGCACCCTTCGCGGGAGGCGTCGTCCGGCGCGATCGTCTTATAGAGCTGGCAGGCGAGCGTGGCGGCGAACCGGGCGCCGATCGCGGGAGGAGCCGCACCCCACGTGTAGGTGACCTCCCACGTCCCGACGGCGGTGGAGGGAAGCTCGACGGATTGGCAGCACGGCCATCCGGCCGCGGTGTCCGAAGCCTGCGGGACGTAGACGAGACGCTGGCGGTCCTGGATCTTGTACCCGGCCGGAGCGCGCGTGACCCCGTCGATCTTCACCGTCGTGATCGCGGCGACCGGGTAGCCGGGAAGGACGATCTCGGAGACGGCGTGGAGTCCGCAGACCGTCGTCCGGTTACAGGTGCAGGCGCCCCACATCCCGGCCCAGAAGTTGTAGCCGTAGGCGTAGGAGCCGCTCCCTCCGGCCCACGGCCCGGAGTAGCCGCCATACGGAACCCAGCCCGGGCGGAGGAGATCCGGCGCGTGTTCCGCGGTGGGGCGGATCACGTCGGTGCAGAGCCCGGGCCACTGCTTCCCGGTCAGGTTGTAGAGGATCAGGGACGCTCCGGCGAGAGCGTCGTCCATCAGCGCCGGGTCGACCGTTCCGGCGCAGCAGTCCCCGCCGACATCGGAGGGAGTCGCCCAGGGGGAACAGAGGTCGTACGAGACGGCTGTCATGCGTCGAGGGTAGGACGCCGACCGGCCCTAGACGCGGAGCCGCCACCCGTCATGCTCGAACGGGTGGCGGTGCTCCTCCCTCCCGGACTCGCCTCCGGAGGGATCTCCGTCGGCGTGGAACCAGTGACGGAGACGGGCTAGGGCTAGGTCGTGGCGACGTTGACGTAGCCGCAGGTGATCGTCGGGATCGTGTTCGACGGGATCCACTGCCACGACTGGGTGGGGGCGTTCGCGGTGGGCCAGTCGTTCGCGGGGCCGTTGTACCAGTTGACGTTCTCGTACGCCTCGCCGGTGATGACCGGGAGGTTCGGGCCGTTCTCCTGGTTGAACTGGCCGACCTTCAGGTTCGTGACCTTCGGGAATACCCACCAGGCGTACGGGTAGGGGCTGGCGAGCGAGTTGTTCCGGTAGTTCTTCGCCCAGACCTCGATCGAGACTCCGTTCTGGTTGGCCTGGCCGACGACGCCGATCGACGGGGACGAGCCGCCTACCCGGCCGTCAGCGACGATGTTCACGACCGGTCCGGCGCCGAGGAGCTGCATCAGCTGTGGGTCCGGGGTCGTGAGCGTGATCTGAAGGTCCGAACGGACGTACGACGGAGGAGCCTTCACGTCGTAGGCGATGGTCCCGCAGGCGTTCTTCTGCTTGAACTCGTCCCCGTCTTCGTACTGGGGGGACACCTGAACCTGGGTGAACGACCCGGAGACGTACGACGAGGAGGCGCCGACGAGTAGCAGTCCGTTCGCGTCGAGCTGCGACACGCGCATGGCGCAGGCGAAGAGCTGCGGGAGACAGGTCGGGTTCGCGGCCACCATCAGTTACCTCCTCGAAAGGTCACGCCCGGGATCGTACTGCGGTCAGGCATCGACGGAGGGGATCACGGTTATCTCGTCCCATCCCGGGCTCCCGGCGGGATCTTCCGGCCAGTAGAGCGGCCCGACGGGTCCGGCGAACGTGAGGAGGTACCGGAGCTTCCAACAGCCGTACTTCGGGGTGCCGGAGAGCCAGGAGCCGAGGTGGACGGTCACGATCGAGTTGGGCGCGTCGGTCACCGCCGCGGTGATCGCTACGGGAGCGTCCGTGGAGTACTGAACGGTCGCGGAGACCGCCGTAACGGTCGAGAGGTCGTTGACGCCTGCGGCGGAGCCGACGCCGAGAAGCTGAACCACGACGACGTCGTTCACGTTGCCCCTGTGGCGTTCCCAGCGGTTCATCAGACCTTCTTCGAGAGGCGCCGGTCATCAGCGCGGAGGGACAGGCGTAGAGCGTCGAGCCGGACGGAGATCCGCTCCGGGTCTCTCCGGATGCTACGACGCGGGCCGCTGAAATGGGCGGTTAGGACTCCGGTGCCGGTCGCGGTGGCGACGTCGATCCCCGACGCGATGTCGAAGACCGGACGGAGGAACGTCTGCGCGGCCCGGGTCGCTACGTCGGTGCCTCCTCCGATGTCGATGATCGTGCGGAAGCGGCCCACGGTCCGGGTCGTCGTGTCGGTCCCTCCGCCGGTATCGGAGACCGCCCGGGTCGTCGTGTCGATCCGGGTGACCGTGTCCGTCCCGTTCGCGGCGTCAGACGTGGGCCGCCCGAAGCTCTGAGCGGCGCGCGAGGCGACATCAGTCCCGTTCGCCGTCTCCGTGATCGAGCGGGGATGCCCGGCGGTCCGGGTGACGGCGTCCGTCCCGGCGGCCGTGTCCGCTATCGAGCGGGGATGGGACGCGATGCGGGTGACGCTGTCGGAGCCGTTCGCGGCGTCCGTGACGGAGCGCGGTCCTCCTCCTCCTCCGGTCGTAGCCGCGTCGGTACCGTTCGCGGCGTCCGCTCCGCCCCGTAGGAAGGTCTGTGCGCCCCGGGAAGCGGTGTCCGTCCCGGAACCTACGTCCGAGGCTGTACGGGGCAGAGACAGGCTTCTAGAGACCGCATCGGAGCCGTTCGCGGCGTCCGCGATAGCGCGGGAGCGGGCGGAGGTCCGCGAGACGACGTCGGAGCCGTTCGCGAGGTCCGTGATCGGGCGGGCGAAGGAGAGCGCTCCCCGGGAGACCGCGTCCGTCCCGTTCGCCGCGTCGGTGACGCTCCGGCCGTACACCCGCATCCCGACCGCCACGTCCGTCCCGTTCGCGGCGTCGGAGACCGCCCGGGTATCAGAAACGACCCGCGCGACCGCATCAGAGCCGTTCGCGGCGTCCGCGATGGCCCGGTTGAACGTGAGCGCGGCCCGGGTCGCGGTGTCCGTCCCCGCCGCGGTGTCCGTGATCGGCCGAGCCCGGGCGGAGGTCCGCGAGACCGCATCAGACCCATTGGCCGCGTCAGAGACGGACCGGGAGAGGGAAACGACCCGCGAGACCGCGTCCGTCCCCGCCGCGGTGTCCGTGACGTTCCGGGTGTTGCTGCCGCCTCCTCCGGCGGATTCGAGGAGGACATGGTCACCGGCTTCGGAAAGCCAGTAGCGGCCCTGCTCCTGAACGAGCGCGGTGAGGTCCGTCGCCTCGAACACGATCTTCGAGGAGCCGTCTTCGAGCTGAACCTGGAAGCCAGCCTCCGTCAGAGCTGTCCCGGACCCGGTCCAGCTTCCCTCCACTCCGGCTTCGAGAACGAGATGGAGCGGAGAGAGGACGGTGGACGGCACCCCGTTCAGGGAGAGGTGGATGATGCCGCTGTCGATACCTCCGGACGTGGACGGCCACCCGGTCGTTACCCCGGTCTGCCCCGTCGGGGTCTGGACCCGGTCACCGGACCAGAAGTTCGCAGCGGCCGACGTCAGGCGCCCGGTCCATCCACCCGCCGGAGGAGTGTTAGGTAGTCCCTGATCGTCGGTGATCGCGCCGACCTCGACGGTGTCCGGCCGGGAGGTCGTGATGTTGCTCGACGTGTTCGTCGTTGAATCCAGGTTGGAGACGTTGATCGGGTTGTTCGGATCGACGCCCCGGTACCGCTGGATGAACTCTTCAGCGAACGCACCGCCACCCGTTAGGCCGGTAACGAGCTGGGTGCCTCCGCCGGTCGTGTTGTCGAACTTGTAGAGGAACCCGAACGCGCGGGTGTTACCGGCGAACCCGTTGTAGGTGCCGTTCAGCCCGGCGGTGTACCCGGACGCCGCGGCGACGTCCCCGGGTGTGTCCGACTCCCAGAAGAGGAGGAGGAAGTCGCCCGCGAGACCGGAGGGAACCACGACGTTGATCGGGGTCGTCGTGCCCGGGTGATCCGTCCCGACCGCGACGAACGTCGGTGGATTCCCGACCTCTTCGAGGATCTCGGAGTTGTCCTCCAACCGCACGACGCCAGGGCCGGTGTACCCGGCCGGTGCGGGCTCCTGGTAGGAGACGAACAGCTCGATCGCTGAGGTGATCGTCGTGTTGTAGGCAACGGACAGGGCGGGCGTGCCGGTCTCGTTGACCTTGAACGCTTCGTGGTTGCAGAGACTTCCGGCGCCGTTCCCGAAGCTGTGCATGGCGGTGTAGCCCGATGACGCCGTCCACGTTCCCGACGCACCGTTGTCAAGCCCGATGGCGTAAACCCCGATCTGGGCCCCGTTGACCGCTCCTCCGGCTGACCAGTCCAGCGTCGAAGTCGAGTCGGTCCCGGTCCCGACCGTGGTCGAGTCGTACGTGACGGTCCCGACCGTCGACACGATCCGCACGACGCTCCCGCCGACCGACCCGATACCACCCCCGGAGGCGTCCGGGTTGACGTTGATCTGAGTCAGCGTCGTGCCGTCCGACACCCACGAGAAGATGGCGACACCCAGATGGGCGCCGGAGACGGTCTGGAGGAACTCAGTATCCTTCGTGAACGTCTTCGCCGGGGTCGACGTGATCCGTCCGGCCGTCTGCGTGACCGACCCGGTGAGGTCGTACCAGGTGTAGGCGACGACGATGCGGTCCCCGGCCGCCGACGTGAGAGAGCCCGGGTTGAGGTCGACGTTCCCGGCGTTGACCTCGTTGCCACCGAACGCGGTGCCGGTGATCGTCACGGAGTGACCGCGCTGATGATCATGAACACGAGCAAGGCGGTGCCGTTGCGGTTGAGCCGCTGGACGACGAGGTCACCGGCGAGGACCGGCACGACAGTCGTCGGAGCCGTGATCGGTGTCCAGGCGCCCACCGAGTTGTCAGCGTGGAAGATGCGGACCCATCCGGTATCAGCCAAGTTGGCCCGCAGGACGGTGACGGTGCCGTCGGCCACGGCGGTGAACGGCAGGGAGGCCATCTCGGCTCCCCGCTAACCCAGGTTGAGAAGTTCAGCCTCGACCAGAGTGATCGTCCAGGCGGCCGAGGCGCCACCGTTCACCGAGAGACCGATGATGCTCGCGTTCGGGGTCGAGTCAAACCCGGACGACGTCGCGACCTTCACGCCGGAGACGTCCGTCCCGAGACCGGTGATCGAGAGACCGTGGGAGAGAATGCCCCGCGATTGGAGGACCGCCGCGGTGCCGGACCCGACGGTACGGAAGATGCACGCGATCTCGAACATGCCCGCGTCGACCACCGCGGTCTGAGCCGCGAACGTGAGCGTCCCCCGGGACGTGTCCGCGGTCGTCCCCGCGGTCCCGAACCGCACATTGATGATCGGCGTCGCGGTCCCCGCTCCGGTCTTCGAGACGTCGAACGCGCACCGGTAGATGGTCTGCGCCTTCAGGCGGCCGTTCGGGATGAGGAGCCCGGACCCGGCCAGGTAGGTGTCCGACGCGAACCCCGCGCCGGGAGTAGAGACCGAACCACCCGCGACTTGGACCCGGCCGTTCAGGTAGGTGAACAGGTCCGCCGGAGTGATGTTCTTGTCGGTGCCGCTCGCCGCCATCGTCGTGTCAGAGACGTCCACGACGACGAACATGTCCCCGTCCGCGAGGTTCGCTCCGGTCAGCGCCGTCAGCGCGGTGATCTTGGCGTCAGGCATCGGTTACAGACTGACCGTGTCCGTCACGGTGACGTTGTCGCCGGAGGTCGTGAGCGTCGCGGTGGAACCGAGGAGCGTCTCGAAGATCATCTGGCCGGAGAGGAGCCCGTTGAAGATGCCGATCTTCGCGACGGTGACCGGGAGAGAGTCCGTGCCGTTCGACGTGAACGCGCCCGTCAGCGTGTAGGACGCGGCGGCCGCGGTGTGGGCGTACGTGGCGAGCTTCCGGATCAGGCCGCCACCGACGGTCGTGATCTCCGCGGTCAGGGTCGTGTCCGTCGCGTTGACGGCCGCCGCGTTGGCGGTGAGCGCCATGTACCAGGCTGGTGCGGCGCCGGGAAGGATGCAGTACGCCGCGGTCGCGCCGGGAGTCGATCCTGCGGCGCCTCCCGGGGTCGCTACGGCGGTCCACCGGTCTACGGTGAGAACGGTAGCGGTGTGGGAGATGATGACCCCGTAGACGCCTGTTGCGCCTCCGGCCACGACCCACGCGCCGACGAACTGGGTGGTGCCCCACGCCTGCCCGGAGTCCGTGAGCGTCGTCGCGGATGTGCCGGTGGACGTACCGGCGAACCCGGCCTGCTGCCCGGCCATCTGGCGGGACTGCATGTCGTTGCCCGAGTTGACCTTCGTCATCGCTCAGCCTTCCCCGCCGGACCCGGGAGGACCGGAGTGCGTGTAGTGGGTCGCCTCTACGTCGTCGGGGAGCCCGGCCGGAGCGTGGAACTGCTCCGCGAGGAGCCCTTGAAGCGCCGCGCTGTCAGACCAGACCCACGACGGAGGAGCGGAGGAGTGGTAGCGCCAGAGATCCTCGATCGCCCGGAACTGCTCCATCAGCGTGTCCTGCGGGGAGAGCGACACGAGAACCTCGGTGGGGGCGTCCAGCTCGATCGGGAAGAAAGCTCTCTGCCCGTTGTCATCGAGGACGGGCTCGCCGTTCTCGTCCTTCCGCCCTTGATGCGGTGCGGTGTTCCCTAGGCGTGCGGTCGTCATCGTGCTCCTATCCGCAGACTGCGACGTTGAGTTCGGCGGCCCCGAGGAAACAGCCATCCCACTGCCACATGTAGGGCTGCATCGCGTACGTCGTGACCGTGTTCACGGAGCGGTCGATCTGGGTGCCGAGACCTCCGGTCACGAGGACGCTTCCCCGGCGGACCTCCATCCACGACGTCGCGTACATGAACTGGTTCGAGGAGAGCGCCGCGCCGGACGGGTTCGCTCCGGTGAACGCGCCGTCGGGAACGACGATGTTGCCCATCGGCGTCAACCACGTGTTGCCCTGCAACTGGATCGCGTACGCCGACGCGAGGAGCACGAGGATCTGGGGGCGCATGAAGATGAACCCGCGGCGGTTCTTCGTGTTCTTCGCTAGGGCGTTCTCTAGGCAGGCGAGACCGTTCAGGGGTGTAGATGGCGCAGCGGTCACGATCGTGGCGGAGGCGTCAGCCAGGGGCGTGTTCGGCTCAGCCACGGACGCGCTCCCGGCGGGACCGGTGATCGCTCCGGCCTGAAGCTCCAACGCGAACTGGTACGACGCCACCGACGCGAGACCGCGGCGCGCCCGGCCTTCGTAGTCGGACGCCTCGTACCCGAAGACGGAACAGTCGTCCCGCCAGTAGATGATGAACCCGGTCCCGTCCTGCTGGGTCTGAACGGCGTGGGTCGACATCGCGGAGGTCTTCCCGAAGCAGTCCGCCGCGAGGATGCCACCGTTGTTCGAGGCGCACGACTCCGGCCGGAACCGGAACCCGAGAAGCCAGCGGGCGTCATCGTCGTCGGTGACGGGGAGGGCGTTCAGGGCGGAGAACCGGGAGAGCGGCGGGGCGAATGCGTCAATGGTTTCGGCAACGGTCACCCTGGCTCCTCCTCAGCTTCGATCTGCGTGGACGACCGGACCGGGCACCGCACATGGAGAACGGCCCGGCCGCCCACAAGTGGACGGTAGACGGATCAGGAGCCGGATGTGCAGACCGACACGGCGATCGGCAGGGACGTCGCGCCCGACGGGCAGATGTCGATGTCGAGCTTGTGGGAGAACGTGCCGTGGAAGTGCGCCTGCTCGAACTCCTCCTGGAACATCTGGAAGTTGTTCGTAGCGTTCAGGGTCGAGTCCCGGACGACGCCCAGGTTGAGCGTCCCGCCGTTCAGGTAGAGCCAGGCGCCTTCGAGGAAGATGTAGGCGAAGACGTGCGACGGCCACGGCTCGATCTGACCAGCGTTCGGGCGGACGAACCGCTGGGACGATTCGCCTTCCATGAGCCACGTCACGTTGCAGCCCATGTTCGAGAAGATCTGGTTCACGAACGAGTCGTCGGTGAGGAGACGCTCAGCGGTCGCGCCGGGCTGCTCCCGGGCGAGATCGACCGCGATGTTCTCCTGCAACCACCGGGGGAGGAGGAGCCGGAAGCGGATCGAGTCGTCCAGCCGCCACCAGTACTGGATCGTCGCGATGTGCCGCTGGATCGCGGCGATCATGTCGCGGGCGGTCCCGAGGACCGTACCGGCCGTGTACGTCACGGACCCGGCGGCGATCTTCGCGAGGAGGTTCTGCTCCTTGACCCGGGCAGCCCAGACGTCGTTCAGGGTGAGCCACGCCTGGACGGACTCCTGGAAATAGCGATCCCGGAAGTTGCCCGTCTGGATGCACTGGGTAATCGCGTCGACGGCGGTGGTCGTGTCGGCGCCGCAGGTGATCGTGAGGCACGGCTTCGTAGCGGGAGCGGACGGGGACTGGTCGTTCGCCTCGGTCCAGATTGCGACGTTGGTACCGGCCTGCGTGTTCCCCGCCACGTTGTCGATCGTGGGCGGCGTGATCGTCCGGACCGCGCCGCGGGCCACTCCGAAGGAGGGGAGACCGTCGCGGATCGGGCGGGCCGTGCTCCCGATGACGGGGAGGTCGTACTGGATCGGCGCCGGAGCGCAGATACCACCGGCCGCCGTGATCGCCTGAGGGCTCGTGACGGCGTCGATCTTCCGGGCGTTCGAGTCCGGGTTGTCGTCCAGCGTCCGGTCCTCCGGGAAGTCGTAGCTCAGGGAGGCGATCGGAACGTTGTGGCGGCCGCCCTGGTAGCCGATCCCGGCCCGCCAGGTGTCCATGATCGCCTTCGCGAGGACGTCCCGGTCGGTCAGGGGGGTGCCCATGTTCACCCCGGGCAGGTTGGCCGAAGCCACGAGGGTCAAAGCGGCGTGCTGAGCGTCCGCCTGACGGGGACGGGTCGTGACCGGACGGCGGGCCGTGGCCGGGCTCGGCTTCGCCGTAGCGGCGACCGGCTCCTTCGCCTTCTCCTCCGCGGGAGCGGCCGGGTCAGCGGGAGGAGGAGTCTCCTCGTCGCCTTCACCCTCATCACCCTCGTCGCCTTCAGCGTCTCCCCGGATGCGCTGGCGGAGAGCGTCAGCGGCAGCCTTACGCTCCGCGGCCTTCTCCTCCCGGCCCGTCTTCTCCGTGGCTACGGCATCCTTGGCGTCCGCGACCTCGGTGAGGAGCTGGATCGCCTCATCCGTATCAGCGGCGTCATCGTCCTGGTCGAGCAGCTCAGCGGCGACAGCCTCGATCGACTCGTCTAGCTGGGTCAGCTCCTCGTCGGTCAGCTCAGCCAGGCGGGCGAGCCACTCGCGGATCTCTTCAAGCGTCAACATGCTCGTGCGCCTCCCTGGCGGATCACGGAACGATCGGATGCCGAGCCGACGCCTAGGGCTGCCGTCAGGCCGCCCGACTAGGTCAGGGCGACTCGATGCCTGTTGGGCCGAGAGAGTAGCGGCGCGATGAACGGGAGCGCAGGGATACCTACCGGGAACGGCCGTGCCGGACTCCGGCCGCCCAGAAGATCTGGACGAGCGGCGCGAGGACGGCCGGAGCGAGGAGGATCCACCAGAGCCCAGCCTCGAAGTGGACGACGGTCAGGATGAACCCGGCCGCCGCGAGGATCGCGCCAAGCCAGAACGGCCAGCGGTCGTCCGGCTCCGGCGCCATCACTGGACGACCGTGAGGGAGAACAAGCCGACGTGCTGGCCGGTCGCCCGGCATGCCTTACAGGTCAGGCGGGCGTCATCGCTGCCCCGGTCAGCTACCGGACGGGGAGCGTGAGCCGGGCAGAGGGCGACGTACTTCGGCGCCGACGAACAGGCGCTGTCGTGGTGCGGGAGGTTGTATCCGCATTCTCCGCACGTCGTCATGTGCCCATCGTAACCTAAGGGCGGTTAGCTGTCCAGGTGGCGTGAGCAGGCTTGTTTCCCAGGACCGGCCCGACACATGGGTGGCGGGCAACCAACGGAAGCGCCGGACCGGCCCTGAGACTTAGCGGCCGACGACCTTCGTGAGCCGCGCCTTCGCCTGCTGCGCTGCTTCCCGACGGGCCGGGCGCGTCCGGTAGTCGAGCGCCGAGAGGATCGCCTCGATCCGTTCCAGGCGCCCATCGATCGCGGAGAGCCGACGCCCGTCTCCCCGGTCCAGCTGCTGTGTGGCTGTGTGACGGGTCCGGAGCCGCTTGCCGCATGAGGCGCACGCCTCCACGGTTCCGGCCGCTACGAGGGCTTCTAGGGCGGTCTCCGCCGGTCGTACGACCCCCGACGCGACCAGCGCCGTCTGGCGGCCGTCGATCTGCCAGCCGAGGACCGCTTCCCCGAGATCCAAGGCGGACGCGGCGACCGCTTCCCGGAGGATCGGGAACCCGGGCACGGAGACCGCGAGGGCGGCGACGAGTTCGAGCTTGCCACCCCGGTCGCGCCAGTCCCCGGAGAGGGCTCCGGCCCGGAGGACCCGAACCTGCTCGTCCGTAACGTCAGGGCGGAGAGCGCCGGAAAGCCAGATGCCGTGCCGTCCGTTCGAGGCGCGCACGTCAGCCCACGCGACACCGTTGTGGGCGTACCAGTCGGTCGCTTCGGGAGCGCGGAGGCGGAGCGCGGCGTGGTCACATCCGGCGGTCAGCGCCCCGGTCGCGACGTCAGAGCCGTCCGCGGTGCGGGTGACCCCGAGATGGAAGTGGGCGTACGCGGCGCCGGACGCGGGAGGAGCGACGCACTCCCCGGCCATACCGATGTGGCACGCCTCCCACAACGCCAGGTGCCCGTAGACCTGCCCGTCATCCGTGATCGTGAGAGGGACGCCTACCGAGCCGCCAGCGTTCTGCTGGACGTACACGTCAGCGCCGTCATCCGGCTCTCCCCAGTCGAACCAGGCGGCCGGAGGACGGACCGCTACCGACGCGGCGACCGGGCGAAGCTCCACGACGTTCGGCCGGAGATCCGCGGCCATCGTGGCGCCCTGCCCTTCCGCGAGCGCCTCAGCGACGGTGAGCGCCGCCGTGACCTGACCGTCCGGGGAGCCCGGCGGGACCTCGACCGGCATCGGTTCCATCGTCGGTGCCGCCACCGGAGCTTCGAGCGTGATCGCGGCTGTCCCGAACGCGGGGAACGGCACCATCGTCAACCCGGCGATCTCATACGCCTGGAACGTCAGGACCCCATCAACGCACCAGGACCCCCACTCATCCCCGTCTTCCTCCGTGCAGGTAAACGTCGCCTCGACCATTCCCGGGTCGACGGAGACGGCGTAGGCGCCCTGCGCCGCGAGGATGTCCCGGGCCTGCCGCCCGCAGTCGGAGTCGTGGAACCAGCCGCTCACCCCACCCGCGACCGTCGGATCGCCCTGTGAGTCGATCCAGCCGCAGACCTCCGCGCCGTAGTGGCCCATCTCCGTTTCACAGAGGAGCATCAGGGGGAGCGGCGCCACCGTCGCCCGCCACGTGAACACGCAACCGGTGAAGTCCCGCCCGTCCCCGGTCGGTCCGGCCGCGACGATCCCCTGCTCCGCCGCGGTCCACCGATCAGACAGCGCCCCAGCCGGAGGTTCCCCCGGAGTCGGGCCACCCTCGACGGGTTCCACGACCGGAGCCGGAACCGGAGCGTTGTCCGCCAGCCACTGAACCGCGAGGGCGTACGCCCGACGCTGAGCGCCGTCCTCCTCCGCCGCACCCTCGAACGAAGCCAGGACAACGTCGGCGTCCCCGAGAACTTCCCAACCGTCGGCCGTCTGCCGGAGCTTGAACATGCCGGAAGGGTACGACCTCCGAGCGCGCGACCAGAGGACTACGCACTATCGGGAGCGGCGCGCGAGGTCTTCGGGGGGCTGTCGGGTGGGCAGTCGTGGGTTTCGATCCATTCGCCTACCCGGTCGCGTTCCACGACTTCCGTGGTGTAGCAGCAGGGGCATGTCAGGCGGACGGGGCGTTTCACGAGCGGGCGCTGTCGGTGTCCGGCCGGAAGACGGGTTTGCCGCAGGCGCCGCAGGTGGCGGTGTCGATCCACTCGTCGGCCTGTTCCAGTAGACCGTGCAGTTGGTCTACTTCCGCTTCAGCGGCGGCGAGGAGGTGGCGGAGCGTGCCGTTCTCGTCGTGGAGGCGGATGACCATCCCGGAGAGGTCGTCAGCGGTCTGCTTCGCGGCGGTTAGCTCCTCGGCGTCCTCTGTGAGGGTGAGCGTCATCACGTCGGGGATGTCCGGGCCGAACCAGTGGCGGCGGGAGCGGAGGGCGTGATCGATGGCGTGGTGGAGGGCTCCCTCGTCGGGGAAGAGGGACTCGTCGTGGTGGACGGTGATCGTGAACGTCTTGGTGAGCATGGGTTTCCTGGCCTTTCTCGCTAGGAGTGGGCGGGAGGCGGTCTCAGCCCGGGGATCGCGGAGACCTCCGGGCCGAGATTCGCGCTCTAAGTGGGATTCTGGCCGGTCAGAAGGTTGTTCGCCCGGGTAAGAGCGGCCGTGGTCTCCCCGAGCAGCTCCTCCGCTTCCTCCGCCCTGGCCTGCTGGTAGTCCCGGTCCGCTTCGGCGGCGGCGAGACGGCCGAGGGGAGGGGTGCAAACCAGGCAGCAGCCCACGTCATCGCCGTGTGGGCAGGGAACGTCGTGAGGGTTCGTCGGCTTCGGTCCGGGTCCAGGTCCGTCTATCTCATACCAGCAGTTACCCTGATGGCCGGGCGATGGATGGCCGCAGTTGCCGCAGGTGGTCATGGTTCGAGCCAGCTATTGCGACGCACCATCGCCTGTTCATGTTCGATCGAATGGTGGACGTGGGCGCAGAAGTCCATGAGTTCAGGCAACTCGTCGCGCAGCGCGGCGTGGTCGGCTTCGTGCCATAGGAGCAACAGCGCATCCTCTAACCGGCGGGTTTGTGCTTCCAGCCGCTCGGCGTTCGCTTCAGCGGCGGTGAGACGGGCGGAGAGCGACTCGATGGCGTCGGCGGCATCCTCCTTGATCCCCGGGAAGTGGTCGGGTTTCCGCAGGTAGCGGACGAGCATCGCCTCCTCCGGAGTCACCGCGGTCCGCCTTCGTAGGGGACCGCCTGACCGGCGGCGATCAGGGCGGCCCCGAGGTCAGAGCCGTCGGGGAGCGTGACTTGGGCGAGCCAGCGGCCGAACTTCTCGCGTTCCCCTTCCGCTTTGACCGTGTCGACCGTCACCCGGGTTCCGATCGGCATCGTGGAGAGGACCCAGTCCCGGGCCGTCTTCCCTTCCGGCGTGGCCAGCTCCGGAGCGTTGACGTGGGCGAGGCGGAGCTTCTGGCCTAGGAGGTGGACGTCGAACCCGAGGTCGAGGTCGAGCGTGTAGGTGTCCCCGTCGTGGACGTCCGTGACGGTCGCGCGGTACTGGTACACGTCAGCCTCCGACCGGGTACGGGGAGATGTAGATGCGGGCGTTCTTCCAGCCGGACCGCTCCCGGAGCCACGCCTCGTCGGCCGTGTAGGTGCAGTTCTTGATGTTCAGGGTGATGTTCACGCCCCAGTGGCCGGGCGACCGGTTCGGGCTCTTCTTCTCCGGGCGGAACCGGCCGGAGCAGTAGTAGAACCAGTCCTCCGTCGTCCAGCCGTGAGGCATCGTCTTCGGTCGCCACGGACCTCTCAGGAAGAAGTTCTGCGGCTGGTAGATGAACACGGTGCAGTCCACCGACCCTTTCGCCTGGGCGGACGTCGCGAGAGGCGCGACGCCGATACCGAGCGCGAGGACGAGGACCGCTATCAGCTTCTTCATGTGGCTCCTATGTGGTTGGGGGAGCGCACACGAAGTGGGCGCCCCGGTTGGAGGTCTCCTGACCGCAGACCATCGGCGCTGAGCAGACCCGGCAGCGCGGGAAGTGATCGAACCCGACGGCGGCGCGTTTCTCCGCCGCGGCCATCAGCCCGGCGAACTTGTTCTTCCCGATGTACGTCCCCCGGGACGTCGGACCGGGCATCAGTGACGCGGTTTCCGGGCGGCGAAGTGGTGGAACGGGCCGACCTTCACGTACGTCGACCGCGGGGAGACCTGAACGTGCTTCCCCCGGAACGCCACCCGGGGACCCGTCTTCGAGAAGATCAGGCGGAAGCCACCGCCCAAGCGGAAGCTGGCCCAGTTCCGGCCGCTCACGACTCCTCCTCTTCCACGATCGGGCAGAGGCGGGAGACCGCGAGAAGGGCAGCGGAGAAGAACCCACCGAGCCCAGTGAGAGAGGTGAAGTAGAGAATGGCGGTGGTCATGTACCCAGCATAACCTAACCTAGGTTAGCTGTCCATCCCTCTTAGCCAGGGCTTCTCCCGAACTTCGGGCTGGTGGGGCAGCGTTCCGGGGGCTCCCCGGTAGCCGGTGGTGTGGAGCCAGCGGCTGAGATCCTGGCGCCACTCGACCCGGGTGCCGCAGATAGAGCAGTACTCCGGCAGGTTCACGGCTTCTTGACCTCGCGACCGTCCACGTAGACCCGGACGGATCGGCCGGTCGGGGACACGTAGACCTCGACGCGGCGCGCCCAGCGCTTCCGGGTGAACGCGTACGTCTCCCCGGCGGGCGGGACGATCCTCTCCGTCCCCCGGTCCCCTGCGTCGACGTGGCAGGCGACTCCCCGGCCGGGGATGCCGGAGAGGTCGAAGTGGCGGACTTCTATCTGGGTGCGGGCCATAGCCCTAACCTTAGCGCGGTTAGGCGGAGCCGCGGCGCGCTGCGATCCTTCCGTCGAGCCCGGCCATCGCGACGACGATCCCGGTCAGGGCGAGCCCGAGCCAGCCGAGGGCGTTGTCCGTGGAGGAGCCGAACCAGCCGAAGCCGGTCACCATGAGGACGACGGAGGCGACGAGGGCGACGATGAGCGCAATGGTGGTGATCACGGCGGCACCGTACCCGGCCCGGTCAGGTGGGAGACAGGATGATCGGCTCGAAGTCGCAGAGGCAGCCGTCGTGGTCGCCTGGCATGTAATAGTCGGTCTCCGGGAAGCTGTCGCGGTTCGCGAGGGAGTCGTCATCGAAGTTCTCGAACTCCAACCCGTCCAGCTCTAGGTGCGGCTCGAACGTCTTGCGGCGGGCCGGGCCGTACACCCAGGCGTATCCCTCCTGGGACGTCCCGGCTTCGGACAGAGCGGAGGAGATGTCCTCCCCGGTCGCGATACCTCCCGGCGGACGGGTCCCGCCCTGGGAGAGCGCGAGGAAGACTCCGCCCTTCCCGGTGACCTGTAGCCCGGTCGCTCCGCCCGCGTACGCCATCGCGGTCCGGACGATCCCGGGCGGGACGCGCAGCCCGAGATCGAACTCACCCTGCGCGGGTTCGATGATCGCGGCCGGGTCGAGCAGCGTCGCGGTGGCGAGCGTCGTGAGGGTCCGCTCGAACCAGCCCCACGCCTCCTCCAATGATCCGGCCTGGCGGACCTTGAACAGGTCCCGTTGGGCAGTGGACAGCCCCGAGGCGGCCCGAGACGCTATGTCCAGAGCGTCAGCCTGCGCTCCGGCTCCCCAGCTCATGAACTGATCGTGGAGCTTGTCCCAGGCGCCGTCGAGGAGATCCTCCGGCGGGAGCGCGTCAGCGGCGACAGCCTTCCGGCGCGCCGTCGCGCCCCGGCTCTTGTTCGTGGCCCGTTCCAGCGCCCGGTCCATCGCGATCGACGCCGCGGTGAGGAGACGGGTGCGGAGATCCCGGTCGATCGCGAGGAGGCGCTGGCCCAGCGGTCGGGTCCGCCCGGCGGTGAGCGCCTTGACGGGGACGGGACGGTGGGTCGCTTCGATCGGCGGGGAGATCACCGCGGCGGCGTCGACTAGGCGGGTGAGCGTCTCCGGGTGGCGGCGCAGGTAGGCGAGCGCGGCCGCGGTCGCGCCGGGCGTCGGCGGCGGAGGTGGCGGCTGGTCGGGGACCGTGTTCGGATCCTCTACCGGGGGTGGTTTCTCGACGTTTCCGGCGGGGACCGTCGGCGTGACGTGGATGCCGACGAGATCGTAGATGGCGTCGAGAACCTCCGGGGTGGGCCGGGCGACTCCGTTGAACGCCAGACGGGTGAGGCGTTCCAGGTCGGACGGGGCGTCGGACTCGTCGTAGCCAAGATGCTTCCGGGCCGCGATATCGGAGAGGAGCCCGCGGTCCCAGGCGTTGAACGCTCCGGCGGCCGGGTCGGTCGTCTCGATGATGTCTGAGGCGTCGTACCAGACGAAGATCCGGTTGACGACGTCCTCCTGCCCGGGGAAGAGCTGAATCAGGTCGGGGGTGAGGATCGAGTACGTCCACGACTGGGCTAGGAAGCGGGCGCGCGGGTCGAGGTAGTCATCGAACGTGTCCTCGTCTATCTGGCCCGCGTTGGCGAACGTGGTCTGCATGTGCCCTTCGATGACCTCCGGGGGGAGGTTGACTCCGTGGGCGAAGCGGACGAGCCGGGCGGTGATCTTCGCCTCGACGTCCGAGGTGCGGGACAGGTCGATGAACTGGACGGCTTTCAGGCTTTCGGCGTCGGCCTTCAGGATCGTGGGAACGACCGCGGCCGGGGACGACGGATCGGAGATCGGTTCGAGGATGGCGAAGGCGAGCTTCGTCGCGAGGGAGAGAGGGCGCGCTTCGGTCCCGTCGGGCTGCGGTTCGTTCGGGGGACCTACCGGCGTGTCGAAGTCCGCTTCGGTGGGGACGGTGATGATCCCCGCGTTGTGACGGGACATCGACTCAGCCAGGACTTGGCCGGAGAGGACGTTCAGGATGGCTAGCTCCCCGAGGCAGGACTTCATCGAGGAGGTCGCCCAGCCGGACCAGCGCGGGTGCTTCACCCAGAGGCGGATCGCTACGTCGGAGCCCGGGACGAGCTTCCGCATCTGCTCCGCCTTCGTTTCTGACGGGTCGGAACGGACGTAGAGCGAGATGGCTTCGCCGGTCTCCGGGTTGACGGGCGCCGTCGCGTCGCTGAACGCTCGGATCTCGTCGGCGGAATGCACCTCCCACTGGGAGGGGGAGAACGGCACCTTGGTCCGGTCGTCCCCGACTAGCGGCCGTTCCGCCCAGTAGACGAGATAACACTCGCCTACGACCTCTGTGTTCTCGAAGAACTTGGAGATGATCTCGCCCTGTCCGCCGGAGAGCGACTTGACGCCTGAGATTGAGGCTTGGGCCGCGGCCGCGATGTCCGGCGGGATACCGGAGTCCGGGTCCGTGACGGAGACCGGATCGGCGTCCGCTTCCGCATCGGGCGGGTAGCAGGCGGCGTAGAGGCGCAGCTTGCTCATCGTGTTCCCGACGTACCCGACGGCGAACTGGACTTCCGGGACCGTGTCGTAGTAGTCCCAGGCGTCCTGTTGCCAGGTCTGGCCTATCTGGGAGCGGCGCCTCCCGAAGCCTTTCGGGATGCGGGTGAGGTCGATCCGCTGGGCGGCGGCGGTCAGCGCCGTCCGCTGAGGCAGCTTCTCAGTCGGCGGTGGACGTCGGCCGAGTCGGGTTGCCACAAGGCGTCACGGTACTCGCCGTCCGCGGCGGACAGAGGGAACGTCGTCCTCGCCCCACCAGGAGAAGACGAGCAGCGTAGAGGGGCGGCCGTGGGCGTGAGCCTGTTTCCGTGGCTTCGGGGGTCCGATCAGACCGGCCGGGCGCCTCCCGAAGAGCGGCTGCTGCCGGTAGGAGCCGGTCAGGTCGAAGCGGTCCGTGAGGGTGAGCCCGAGCTTCTCGGCGTAGTCAGCGAACAGTCGGGTCTGCCACCGGATCGCTCCTTCGACCACCTGATCCATGCACTTCAACATGATCCAGCGGTCCGCGACCCGGGCCGCTTCGTCCAGCCCGTCGTAGATGAGGGCGTGCCGGTCACGCCAGGAGGACCGCTCGTGGACTCCGTACCGGCGGTCGACTGAGGGGTCGGGGCGGCCGTTCAGCTTGTAGGGCGGGTCGAGCACGACGGTCTCGAACGCTCCGTCGCGGAACGGCAGCTCACGGAAGTCGGCGTGGGCGATTCCTCCGGCCCGGAGATCCGTCCCGCAGAGATGCTCCGGCCGGTATTTCTTCCAGAAGCCTCCGGCGCCGTACGTGGCGTCGAGGACCGGACCGCGGAAGTAGCCGAGCCGGGCGACGTCCGCGATGAGATCGGCGTTCGTCTTCCACGAGTAGGAGGCGGGGACCGGGCCGATCACGGCTTATCCGGGTACTTGGCGAAGTAGACCCGGATGGCTCGGCGGATCTGGCTCGATAGGTCGCGGTCGGTTTCCTCGGCCCGGCGGCGTAGAGCGTCGACCATCTCATCTGGCATGGAGACCTGGATGCGTTTGGTCATCGCTTCGGCTGCTCGTGGTTCGCGATGAGAGCGGCGGAGGAGGAGAGCGCCAGCCCGTACGACGCCGCGCGCCACAGGCCGGGCGCGAGCTGGCGGACCGCGAGGGCTCCGGCGGCGACGTAGACGGACACGCACCACGGACAGGTGAGGAGAGCGGCGAGTTTCGGCGCCTCGTCATCACCGCGAGGACGGGCGTCCCAGTAGGCGTGGCTGCGGTCTACCTCTGAGACGAGGATGCCGTACGGGCGGCGGTCGTACGCCCAGCGGATGATCCGGGCGCGGAGCGGGCGGGTGATTACGTCCTCGGTCACGAGGCGGGTGAGGCGGTGAACGGCGAGCGCGTCCACGAGGAGGTCGGGCATGTGCGGTGCCTTTCAGGGTTGGGGAAGCGTCGGCATCTTCCAGGTCTGGGTCTCTTCATCCCAGTCGGCTTGGCGGATGATCGTCGGGCCGGGCGTCTCTAGAGGATCGAGCGCCGGATCGGGCCGCACGGATTCGGGGTCTCCGGCGAGATGGATCGTGAGGAGCCCGGTCGGCGCCTCCTGGTGCTGCCACGGCGGACCGGGCGCCATGAAGTCCGGTGTGACCCGGACCTCGATGTCCGTCCCGACCTGCCGCCACCAGAAGTCCACCCGGAGACGGCTCATACTGGCTTGTCGAACCCGTTCAGCGGCGGCCGTTTCGTCGGGGGTCATACGCTCCCTCCGCAGCCGCAGCCGCCGCGCTCCACCGCCCAGACATCGGCGTTGTCGAACGTGACGTTCCAGCCGGGAGGAGCCGGGACGACCGCTGTGACGCCCTGCCGGATTCCGAGGTCACCTCCGGACGCGTCAGCTAGGTGGGCTTCTCCGTCGAGGACCCGGATGGCGACCGACGTGTACGTGATCCCGTCGGAGCCCTTGATATCGGCCCGGGCGAGGACGAGGGGAAGGTGAACAGCCATAGCTCCTACTCTACGCTAAGGGGGGTTAGGTCGACGGGGACGCGGTAGACGAGAGCCCGGAGCGTCCCGGCTTTCCCGGCTTCCCAGTCGATCAGGTGGACGTCCTGTAGGGCGCGCATTGCCTCGTGGGCCGTCTGCTTCGAGCGCCACCCGCCGACGAGCTGGACTTCCCGGACGGAGCGGGCGCCGTCGACCACGCCGAGGAGCGCGATCAGGTGGCGGGAGGAGACAGGTTCAGCGGCGCGGGGTCTAGGCACAGGATCTCCCGGTAACCGGGTCCCCGGAGAGCTGCCAGTCACACCAGCCGCGCTCCGTCCACAGTCGGAACGCTTCCTCCGCGTTGGGCTCAGCTTCCCGGCAGGAGCCCGGGCACGTCTTTCCGCAGAGCTGGAACCAGCCGACGCAGCCGTAGGTGTTCACGATCGCCGGGTTGCAGCCGGATTCCCGGCCGATGATGTAGTCGGCCACCGCGAGGTCCGCGCCGGACCAGTGCTCCGCGAGGACGGGGACGGCGTCCGGGCAGCACGGAGTCGTCCTCCCGGCCGTGGCGAAGCGGCAGGCGTAGCGGCCCTGGTAGCCGTCGAGCGGATCAGGCGCCGTCGTCGGGGGTGGGAGAGAGACCCGGGCGGCCTGCTGTGCGGCCGTGTACGGGCCGGGACCGGTCGCGGGTCCTAGGGAGAGCGGCGCCGCCGGTTCGGCCGTCGTGGAGGCTTCTAGCGCCTTCTCCGGCGGTTCTCCGCTCGGTCCCCACAGCGCGACCGCTCCCAGGGCGAAGGCGAGGGCGACGAAGACCTGAACCCAGCCCTGCCGGGAGGTCACCACCGGAGTACCTGATCGAGTCCGCAGGAACAGAGCCCGGTGATCGGTTTCATGCAGTCATCGACGTGGCGGGCGTAGTCCCGGAGATTCTCGTGGGACGGATCGACACAGGACGGGAAGTCCTGTTCCCAGGGCCGGTCCCGGATCGCTTCGAGCGCGGCGACGTACTCCCAGAGCGTCGAATATCCGGCGCGCTGGGCGCGGGCGATCAGCTCCGCCGTGGCGAACTTGGCGAGCGGCAGGCCGGTGATCTCCCCGACCGCTTCGCCCGTCATGAGCGCCCAACGATCGTGACGCCTTTCGCAGCACCGAGCACTTCGCCGTCTCCGTTCGCGTTGACCCACGCGGACGCGGCGGGGAGGGCGGACCTGATCAACGCGCTTCCGATGGGGAGGTAGAGGACGTGGACGGGTAGCTCCGAGTCGAGCGGCGCGAGGATCGCCCGGAGCTGGCCGACGTTCACAGGACGAAGTCCGGGAGAGAGTCCGCCTGGGCGGCCTGCTGGGCGCGGAGAAGAGTGATGCGGTCGATCTCCTCCGTCTCCGTCTCCGTGATCTCCCCGAGACCGGCGTGGTTCAGCCCGGCCATCTCCGCGGCGGCTTCCGTCAGGAACCCGGACGTGAGGTCCCCACAGCCTTCACAGAGCCACTGGTACTGGGGTGGCTGGTCCCGGAAGAAGTGCGATTGGTACGAGGAGACCGTCGTGGAACACGGACGGTTGGGGTGACGGCTCACGGATCAACCTCCTCCCGGACGGCTTCCCACAACCCGAGCTTTACCAGGGCGGCGTCCAACGCGGCGAGCTTTCCCTCCACGGCGGTGAGGCGCTCCTCTACGTTCACCCGGCGGATCGCGCCCGCCGTGACGGGAGCGGGAGCCCACTCGATCAGCTCCGGGTCGAGCCCCACGTACGTGAGCTTCGTCGGCTTCTGCCGGTGGCCTTCCATCACGAGGGAGCCATCCCCGACCATCTCAGACACGACCCGGGCGCCCATGAACTTGTTCGGCGGCGTCACGTAGTCGAGCGCCTTCCCGAGGATCTTCGCGACGTTCGCGGACATCTCCCCGGAGTACTGGGCGGTCATCGGGCCGCGCTCCCAGAGGTAGCGGGCGAGCGCACGTTTCTGTTCCCACATCCAGATCCGTTGGCGGGCCATCAGAAGACCTCGAACTCTTCGTCCGTGGCCGGAGTGACCGGCTTCCCGTTGAGGAGCGGCCCGTCCATCTTCGCCTCTACCGCGGCGGCCTGATCCGCTACCGCGAGGACGGTGAGCGCCCAGGCGTGAAGCTCACCCGGCGTGCCGGTCACGTAGATGTCGGTCTGGGCATCGAAGCCGGTCAACTGGATCGAGTGGCAGGCCGGGGAATAGTGATCGTGGCGGGCGCCTAGTTCAGGGGTGTGACGGTGGGCGGCGATCCAGATGCCGCCGTGGTCGGTGGGTCGTGTCATAGCGCCAGTATAACCTAACCTAGGTTAACCTGTCTATACGTCTGACCAGCGTCTTTACCGTCGGCGGAGCGCGGCGACGATCGCTCCGGCGGCTGGGCGCTCTATCCGGAGCGGGATATCGACGGCCGATTCGGCGGACGCCATCCCCCTAGACATGCGGGAGAGCGCCTGGGACCAGGCGTCCACGATGTCGTCGTGGGCGCCGTTCGGGAACGAGGAGACCTCCGTCAGGAACGTGTCGACGCCGACCATCCGGGGGTCCAGGTGGACGTTCCCCGCTTCCGCGATAGGGGCGACCGCCCGGGCGCGGACCGGTTTCGGTCCCTTCGGGGTCACCTTGATCAGCGCGGAGATGCCCCGGTGGATGATCGACTCGATCGCGCGGCGCTCCTCCCGGGTAGCGCCGATCGCCCCGGCGACCTCATCTGAGACGACGTACTCCGGCACGGCCTTGCGAAGTTGAGCGGCGACCTCCGGGCCGTAGCCGGTGTTCTCGTAGTAGTGGGCCGTGATCCGCGGGTCCCGGACGGCGGCGAGCGCCATCGCGGCCCGGGTCGTGGCCTGATCCCACTGGCCGCGGAGCATCGACAGGACCCAGTAGTCGCCGCCTACCCGGCCGACCGTGAGCCCGACGACGTAGTCCCCCTGCTCGTTGTCCTTCAGCTTCATGTCCCACGACGTCGCCACCTGATCGAAGCGGGCCGGAG